AGGGTACGCAGAAAAAAATCATTGCCAAAAAACTAAAAGTATCAAAGACAACCTTCTATCGTTACCTTGTATATACAGACCTTTATACGCCTGTAAATTGTCAACAAGAAGGATGGAAAGAATATGGGATATACCATTAAATAAAAATTTGCAGAAGATTTTTTATGTAAATAGTTACGAAAAAATGAAAACACTATATAAATCAATCATAGAGACAGCAGAACAGGCGGGGATAAAAGTACTTTCAGATGCACGCTGTTGTCAGTTATTAGCGTGGGTGTTGGAGATAGGAGGTTATACAGAGGAAAGTACTCATAATTTTAAACTCAATCAAGATATTCGTATAGCGCAAAAACGCCTGAATATATTAGCAGGAGAAACACCTAAAGCAGAATTAATAACCATATTTCAGAAATATCATTTAGAACTGCTAAACTTTTTAAACAAAAAGACAAAAAAGCCTCAATGGCTAATAGACTTTGAAAATTACTATAAATTAAAACCTTACAAAAATAATTAACAACCCGATTTGAGAGGAGATTGAGTGCGCATAAATCTTTTTTTTAAATCTCTAATTTCAAATCAAAAAATGAATGAGTATCAAGAATTTTTAAAGAACAAAATCAAGATCGCTCCTAAGCAAGGGTTTGAATGCTCACTCGATGAGATTAACCCACGAATGAAGCCCCACAACAGATTAATGGTAAAGTGGATGGTCGAAGGCGGTAGGCGTGCTTGTTTTGCGTCCTTTGGGCTTCACAAAACCGTTACACAGCTGGAAGCATTGAGGGTAGTCCTTCAAAAGTTAGGAGGAGGCAAAGGGCTAATAGTTTGCCCGCTATCTGTACGACAAGAGTTTGTCGAGGACTCTAAGAACATTCTCGGCTGGGAGGTAGCCCCTAAATTTATACGCCGTATTGAGGAAACAGACGATAAGGACGGTATCTACCTAACCAATTATGAGAGTATCAGAGATGGCAAATTAGACCCTCGACACTTTCAAGTGGCAAGCCTTGACGAGGCAAGTATCCTCAGAGGATTGGGAGGCTCTAAAACGTTCCGTGAGTTTATGAGGTTATTTACAGGTGACGCCGGGCCAATGCAACAGCGCAGAGTAGCGGACAACATCAAATACCGATTTGTAGCCACAGCCACTCCCTCCCCTAATGATTATATAGAGTTATTAGCGTATGCTGACTTCTTAGGAGTAATGGACGTATCACAAGCCAAAACACGCTTCTTTAAACGCGATAGTACTAAGGCAGACAAACTCACTTTGCACGCTCATAAAGAAGAGGAATTTTGGTTATGGGTGTCCTCTTGGGGGCTTTTCGTTACAAAACCTTCTGATATTACCCAAAACGAAGCAGACGATATGGGATACATACTCCCTGAATTAGATTTGCGTTGGCACGAAATACCTACTAATCACGAGAATGCAGGGGTAGAAAAAGACGGACAAGGAAAGTTGTTTAAGGATACCGCATTGGGGCTACAACAATCAGCACAAGAAAAAAGGGAGTCATTAGATGATCGCATTGCTAAAATGTTAGAACTCCGTGCTGAAGACCCTGAAGCACATCGTGTAATATGGCACGACTTAGAGAGCGAACGCAAGGCGATTGAAAAGGCTATCCCAACACTAAAATCAATATACGGTTCTCAGGACTTTGAAAAGCGTGAGGATATTATAAAGCAATTCTCTTATGGCGAGTTACAAGAGTTGGGAGCAAAGCCCGTAATAGCAGGCTCAGGGTGTAACTTTCAACGGTATTGCAGTTGGGCAATATACTTAGGGATAGGTTACAAGTTCAACGACTTTATTCAATCTATACACCGCCTGCAACGTTTCCTACAGAAGAACGTAGTGCGAGTAGATTTAATCTATACCGAAGCCGAACGCAACGTGCGTAAAACCTTAGAAAACAAGTGGAAAAACCATAACAAACTCGTAAAGAATATGACGGAAATAATCAAGAAATACGGGCTATCTCATTCTGAAATGGCTCAGGTGCTTACTCGCAAAATAGGGGTAGAGCGTATGGAAATAAAGGATAATTATTACCATATTGTAAACAATGACAATGTGTTAGAACTTGACCCTAAAGAAAACCCGCACGCACTAAAAGACAACAGTGTAGGGCTTATTCTTACATCAATACCTTTCAGCACTCAATATGAGTATTCTCCTAATTATGCTGATTTTGGACATTCTGAAAGTAATGAGGAGTTTTTTAAACAAATGGACTATCTCACCCCTAACTTATTCAGAGTACTACAACCTGGCAGGATAGCGGCTATACACGTAAAAGACCGTATTGTACCAATGGGACTATCAGGAATGGGCGTGCAAACAGTCTACCCCTTCCACGTAGATTGCATACTGCACTACACAAAACACGGTTTTGCCTATATGGGAATGAAAACCATCGTTACTGATGTGGTCCGTGAGAACAATCAAACCTACCGCTTAGGGTGGAGCGAACAATGCAAAGACGGTACTAAAATGGGAGTAGGAATGCCCGAATATCTCTTACTATTCAGAAAACCCGCAACCGATAAAACTAACGCTTATGCTGATGAACCCGTAATTAAGAGCAAAAAAGACTACACAAGGGCCAAGTGGCAAATAGACGCACACGGGTTTACACGCTCGTCTGGCAACCGCTGTCTAATGCCCGAAGAGTTGACAAAACTACCTCACGATAGCATATTTCAAGAGTATAAACGCTTTTCATTGGAAACGATCTATAACCACGATTTCAATGTAAAAATAGCAGAAACATTAGACCTACACGGCAAACTACCCACCTCGTTTATGCTCTTACAGCCTCAAAGTTGGAGCGAAGAAGTATGGACGGATGTAACCCGTATGCTCACTCTAAACGGATCACAATGGAGCAAAGGAAAAGAGATGCATCTTTGCCCAATGCAGTTTGACATTGCCGACCGTGTAATTGAGCAGATGAGCAACAAGGGAGATGTAGTATTAGACCCCTTTGGAGGGCTAATGACAGTACCCTATCGTGCAGTACTTAAAGGTCGTTATGGAGTAGGTTTTGAACTCAATCCACAATACTTTTTAGACGGTGCAGCATATTGTGAAGCAGCTGCACAAAAGGTAAGTATGCCAACGCTTTTTGACCTTATAGACGAAGCAGAGGCAGCGCAAAAACAAGCAGTCTAATACATCATTCATTTGTCTCCCCTTGTCTTTGGCGAGCGTTATTATTTGGCGTGCCATTGTCCAGAGAGCAAGTCAAGGGCAAGGGGAGTTTTTTAATACCTACACTATGGAAAGAGAAACATTTGTTTTTTACAAGGATTGGTTGAATGTTATTCGGGATTTGCCAAGTGAGGTTCAGTTGGAAGTTTATCAGGCTATTACGGAATATGCCATATATGGTAACTTGATTGAACTAAAACCACTTGCAAAAGTAGCATTCGGATTTGTAAAACAAACAATTGATAGGGATACGCAAAAGTATATATCAATTAAAGAAAAGAGAAAAGAAGCAGGAGCGAAGGGAGGCAGACCGTTGAAAACCAATGAATTAGAAGAAAGCAAAGAAAAGCAAAAAAAGCAATTGGTTTTTGAAAAAAGCAAAAAAAGCAAAAGCCCTCTTAATGTAAATGTAAATGATAATGTAAATGTAAATGATTTTTCTCTTTTAGAAAAAGAGAAACAGAAAAGCGTGTGTGTGGAATTTGGCGAGGGCGAAAAAAAAGATCAGCCTTTAAACGCCGAAAAAGAAACCTCCCCCCAAGTTGCGCCCGCCCCCCCTCCTTTCAATTTCAGAAAGGCAATGCTAAATGAGGGGTTCGCCCCCGAACTTGTAGATGAGTGGTTAAAGATTCGCAAGGCGAAAAAAGCTATAAACAGCGAACTTGCCTTTAAAACATTCATTGAGCAGGTGCGAAAAACAAATCAGGATATAAACGCGATACTGAGTATCATAGTTCAAAAGCAATGGAAAGGTTTTGAGGCTGATTGGCTACATAACACACAATCCCCTCAACCAATCGCTAACAATCAAATCATCTTAGACGAAAATGGAAAAATCATTACAAACGGACAACAGCAGCAACCTACAAGCGATAAACAGCAGTATTATGCCGGTCGCCAAACAGCCGATAACATTAGAAACAATATGCAAGGCTGGGGAACTCACACCTTTGGCGATAGCTAAGAAAGGGCACGAATACCCACGCCTAAGAGACCTTGACCGTGAAGAAA